TAAACTATACCTTTATAGTTGGTACAACTTTTACAGGTGCAGGACAAATTAATACAGACAATACCAGTGATCTATTTTCTGGCTTTGCTCAATTATTTGATCCAGCAACTGCAACAGATACTAATACCTTTATACCCGATGCCAGTAATGACGATACCATTGACTTGGGATCAGCAGGACAGGGTTGGTTAGTAGGCGGAGTAATTCGTTTAGTAGCAACTTCAGCAGCAGTATGGCATTGTGAAGCATTCCTACACGGGGATGGTACTTTAGCAACTCCATTCGAGTAAGGGAGTAATTTATGTCAGGAAGATCAGATGTTAAAGCAGTAACAATAACTGCTGATACAGTAGCCTTAGATGCCGATGGAATATCAGTTGCAGCAGCAGTTGGAAATAACGCAGCACTTGTAATAGGTGGTGCGTTGGCTTCTGGCGGTTCTGTTACACTCAGTCATGGAAGAATAGTTACTATTCTTTCTGCTGGAGATGATTCTGGCATATCGTTTACTGTAGTTGGTACTGATGTTGATGGGGATTCCCAAACAGAGTCGATTACAGGTGCTAATGCAGGAACAGCTACTGGAGCTGTCTACTTTTTAACTATTGCTTCAATAACTGCTGTGGGCGACCCAGCAGGTAATGCTTCAGCAGGAGTTAATGCTTCAGCAGCAGATGTTATATTTGCTGGTAGAGCAAGGTTAAAAGGTATTTATTTAACAAGTACAGCAACAGCAGGAACAACTAATTTTTTAGAAGACTCTCCAACAGGAACAAGTCTTATGAAATTAAGTTCAGTTGCTAGTGCTACTGCAACACGAGATGTAGTAATGCCAGATGAAGGTGTAGTATTTATTGATGGAATTTATATTCAATATACTGTATCAACATTTTTAACAATGACTGTATTTCACGCTTAGGAGCAATTATGGCTAAACAATATGTAATTTCGGAAACTGGTGAATTTCCAGCACAATATAAAGTTCTTAAATTAGACGAAGATGGGATATATAGACCTGTATTTGGTCCAGACCCTGATTTAGAAGACGCAGAACGTAAATGTGGTGAAATGAATGGTGATAGATCAAGAAACGATAAAGGACAACTTATCGGTGATGACTTGTCTACACCAGATGTTAATGAAGCTTATGTTGGAGGTAAAAAACCAACTAAAAAGAAAGCACCAGCTAAGAAAGCAACTAAGAAAACTACTTCTAAGAAGAAGTAATAATGACTATATTTATAATACTTTGGTAAAACGAAGTATTATAGATATTAATTTTAAATAATGGAGGGCAACATGCCAAAGAAAGAATCGGGAATGTGGAAAAATAAAAATGCACCTATGAGTAAAAATTATCGCCAAGGCGGTAGTACCTATATGGGTGGTGGAATGACACCAGCAGAAAAAGCTTCTATTATGAGAGGCGGTAAATTATCTGGAATTGCAGAAATACAAGAAGGTCTAGGACAAGTAAGACCTGGAATGAAAAAAGGAGGAACTTTTGGAAACTTTAAAGTTCCTACTCTTGATGGAAAACCTAGACGTATTACTAGAAAAACACCACAAGAATCTAAGGTTCGTAAAAAACCTGGAATGGTTAAAGGTGGAAAAACTAAATAATTAATAAATAAATATTATTTATGTCTAGAAGTTTAAAAGATTCCAGACTTAAAAATGCTGGTGTAAGTGGTTATAATAAACCTAAACGTACACCTAATCATCCTAAAAAGTCACATGTAGTTGTTGCCAAAGAAGGTAGAAAGACTAAAACTATACGTTTTGGAGAACAAGGTGCATCTACAGCAGGTAAACCTAAAGCAGGTGAATCAGCTAAAATGAAAGCAAAACGTAAATCTTTTAAAGCCAGACATGGTAGAAATATTAAAAAAGGTAAAATGTCAGCAGCTTACTGGGCAGATAAAGTAAAATGGTAATAACATCAACATATTGGATAGCAATGACTGGAACAGATTTGAATAAAAAATTTAAAACTAAAAAAGTAAAAACAACTAAATCTGGTATTACTATAACTAGAATTAAAAAGGAAAAATAATGGCTACAAGTGGAACTACTACATTTAACTTAGACATAAGCGATATTATGGAAGAAGCTTATGATCTTTGTGGATTAGAGTTGCGTTCAGGATATAGCTATCGTGGTGCAAAAAGAGCATTAAATTTAGTTTTTTTAGAATGGCAAAACAAAGGATTAAATCTTTGGACAGTAGAACAAGGAAGTGCAACTTTAACAGCAGGAACAAGTAGTTATACAATAGATGCTAGTGCATTAGATGTTGTAGATGCTTTTATTAGAACTAATGCTGGTAATACTTCTAGTCAATTTGACCAAAGATTAAATCGTATATCTAGAACTGAATACAATCACCAATCAAATAAATTAACACAATCAAAACCTACACAATTTTATGTAGATAAAGATAATGATTCTGTAAAAATAGTTTTATGGTCAACTCCTAATTCTGAAGAAACATATACATTAATTTATGATTATGTAAAAAAAATAGAAGACGTTGGTACTGTAGCTAGTAATGAAGCTGATGTACCTACAAGATATCTACCATGCTTAACTTATGCTTTAGCATATAATTTAGCTTGTAAATCACCTGAAGCACAACAAAGAGTTCCAATGATAAGACAGCGTTATATGGAATTATGGGAAGATGTAAGTGAAGCAGATAGAGAAAAAGCATCTATAAGATTTGTTCCTGATATGACAATGAGTGGATATTAATGGCATACGCAAGAGCAAGTAAGGCTTTAGGTCAATGTGATCGTTGTGCATTTAGTTATAAATTGAATGAATTAAAATACGAAATATATGATGGTATAAGAAATGGATTGCGTGTTTGCAGAGAATGTTTAGATGAAGACCAGCCACAATTAAAACTAGGTGAATTAAATGTGGTTGATCCACAAAATTTATATAATCCTAGAATAGATACAGGAGAAAAAGACTCAACTAGTTATTACTCGTTTGATCCTATTGGAGGTGGAGTAACAGAATTTGGTTCTTCAACAATGGGTTTAGATATTAAAGGTGAAATTGGTAAATTAACAGTGAGTACAGAATGAGTTGGACATTTACAACATTAAAATCAGCTATACAAGATTATACACAAAATACTGAAACATCATTTGTTTCTAATTTACCTACTTTTATTGTTCAAGCAGAAGATAGAATAATAAAATCTGTTGAGTTACCTAATTTTAGAAAAAATGTTACTGGAACATTTACGGCAAGTAATCAATATTTAGCAACTCCCAGCGACTATTTATACCCTTATTCTTTAGCTGTATTAGATAGTGATAGTAATTATACTTATCTTTTAAATACTGATGTAAGTTTTATGAGAGAGGCTTATCCTCTTGCTACTACTACAGGTACACCAAAACATTATGCACAATTTGATGACACTACTTTTATAGTTGGTCCAACACCAAGCTCAAATTTTACAACAGAATTACATTATTTTTATATACCTCAATCCATTACAGTAGCTTCTGATGGAACAACTTGGTTAGGTACAAATGCACCAGAAGTATTGCTTTATGCTAGCTTATTAGAAGCGTATACTTTTATGAAAGGTGAACCTGACTTGATGATGAATTATGAAAAAAGATTTCAAGAAGCATTGCAAAGATTAACATTAGAATCAGATGGTTATAATCGCAAAGACGCATACAGGGATGGGCAAAGAAAAATAAATGTCTAATGATCCTGTTAAAGAACTAGAAGGCAAAGATATTGCAATAGTTGCTATGGGTCAAAGTCAATTAGATTTTCACTTAGCTCAAACACACAGTATATTTTTTGATGAAATATGGGCTATAAATGCCATGATAGGAATTTTACCTAACATTGACAGAGCATTTATATTAGACCCTATGAGTCGTTTTTTTGATTCTGAAGACGCTGGCACTATGACTCCAATGATGAGAAGTAAATTGCCATTAGTTGATTATCCTATTTATTCTTGTGAATTAGATGACAGAGTACCTGCAGTAGAAGAATACCCTTTAAAACAAATAGTTAAATATTCTAAAAGTGCTTACTTAAATAATACAGTAGCTTATGCAATAGCTTATGCTTT